GTTGAATAGTGGTGGTCAGTCACATACTATTGAAGATTATCGAGAAGTTATCAAGGTCATTGATAAACGTAAATTTCTTTTAGATAGGTTGACTGGAACCATTCGTGGATCGTTTGATGGCGAATTTAAAAAAATTGACGTTAAGTTGATCAAGCATATCGTTGATTATTTGATTACGAATGAATTGGTGGATTTGGATAGAGTTGAAAAATGTGAAATTACGCAGAATATCGAATAATGAAAATTCAAATATCAACAGAAGAAATACAAAAAATCCTTAGCTTTAAAATTGATTATAAAAGAAAGCTTGATCATGGAGAAGTCGATCCTCTTAGTGGCTCGATCAAGGTGAAGGATTTTGTTCGGGATTTTTTGAAAAATCGCGGAATCAAAAGACCTAGAGTTTACGAACAAGGTATTTATGCTTTTGGTAATGTAGGAATGCATACTGATAATCTTTCCCCAAAATCAGCGATGACGCTCTGTTTGATGATTTCTGGACATGGTAAGCTTTTTGCATGGAATGGTAAAAGAATCAATGAATGTTATTTGAATAAAGGAGAGGGTGTTATTTTTGATTTCAACCTCCCCCACTCATTTGAGACGAAAGGGCAATGCCAAGCATTTCTAATTGACATTCCTAAAAAATATAAAAAACATTTTACAATTATTTGATATGAAAATTCAAAATATACAAGCCTTCAACAAGACAACCAGAAATCAAATGATTTATTACAAAATTCATGGCTACTGGTCGCATGAATTTATTAAAGTGAATATGATTTATAAATACGTGGATTGGTCTTGCAGTGGCAGAGATTATGAAGAGGAACCATCCGATTTGATAGCGGCGCAGTGTTTTGCTTTAGCAGTAACCGATGCGGTCAGTGAAATAGAAAAATTATGATTAATTTACCAAATCCAGAAGATTTCAACTTTAAAGACTGCATCATTGCAGGTGATGAATGTTGGCTTATTACGCCAAAAGAAATCGGAGTGAAATGGACAGAAGACACGTTGAAATTTCGTTCGATGATTGTTCGTAAGTCTGATAATTTTATCGTATCGCGTTCGTTCTCGAAATTTTTCAATTATACAGAGCAGCCAGATTTGGACAAATTTCCTCTGGACGAGTCTTTTGTTGCTTATGAGAAATTAGATGGCAGCTTACTCATTTGCGATAAATACAAAAACGATATTCTGCTTAGAACTAGAGGCACGACAGATGCAAGACAAATGCCTAATGGTTATGAGATTGATTTTTTAATCAATAAATATAAAAAGTTTTTTGAATTTGTTGAATTTGTTGATAGCAATTCGGAATTTACATTTTTATGTGAGTGGCAGACTAATAGTAACGTGATTGTTATTGGTGGTTTCCCAGAACCTAAATTATCCTTGATTGGAATCATTAAAAAAGATTCTGGATGGATGGCATCACAAAAATATTTAGACGAATTGGCTATTACTCTTGAAATCGAAAGACCTGTAAAATATTCCTATAACTCTATTCAAGAATGTCTTGAGGATGTTGAAATGTGGGTGGGTAGAGAGGGCGTTGTTCTATATTCCGAATCGGGGAAAATGCGCAAGGCAAAGAGCAGTTGGTATTGCTCTGTTCACCGATTGGCAACTGGATTGCGTAGCACTTCTCACGTTTTAGAATTTTTTTTAGAGTCTCCAAGATACACTAATTATCAGGATTTTTATAATTATACTGTAGATCACATCGACTTTGAAGTTGCAGAAAAAATCAAAAATGAGGCTAAATTAATTACTGATGCTTATTCAAAGTTCGTGAAAGGTATTGAGCAGATTCAAGAAGCTTTGGTATTGATTCGTAACTACGATACTCGCAAAGAACAAGCGAAAGCAATTCAGCAAGAGTTTCCTAATTGGAAGATGCCAATTGCGTTTTTATTGCTTGACAACCGAGAAATTGATGATAAGGTCGTGCGTAAGGCGATGGAAAAAATCTTAGAACTATGAAAAACAAATCCAAACAAAATCTCCGACACTTCGCTATCGGCTTTTACTGGAATGAGCAAGAGGGTTACGAGGATAACGATGACAATAATGTGGGGTTCTATGTATATCACACTGAAATTCATTATGGCACAGAGAAATATGCCAATGCACTTTTGAAACGCGCTCAAGAAAACGGGTCAAAAGAAAAATACCATATCTTTTGGATTGATACAGAAAGAAAATAATATGATACTCATTAACAGTTATTTTGAAAACGAGCGAGAGCTTTGGGGCGAACATATCTTCTGTGAAGACTTGTGCCGCGATGAAGATATTCGATGCAATGGTTTCGCGCCTATTGTGGCACGAGGAAGTATTGCTTTCGACAATAGTGTGAAGTTTGCGCTCAAGACTCTTGGACTGCCTGATTTGCGCTTTCCATTCAATAACGACCCACGATTCTACAATTATAGCTATTGGAAATCCCTGCCTGATTTGTTAAACGCTGATTGTTGGTTTGATACATGGGAAGAAGTATCTGAATCCTTGGAGCATCGTGACAAGCTGTGGATTCGCAGTGCTAGCGGTAACAAAAATTTTACTGGTGGCGTTTTCACGCGCAGTGAATTCATGAACGAAGTCGAATATTTAAAACAAATAAATAGCGACGATATTATGTTTGTAGTTGCTCACCCGAAAACAATCAACCGCGAATATCGCTTCGTGTTTGTAGGTGGCAAAGTAATCAGCAGTAGTCTTTACATGGAGAATGGTAATCCCAAACAAGGGGAACACGCTCCCGATGAACTAACAAAGTTTGCACAGGAATGGTTTGACAATCAATATCTTTTGCCTAATCATGTGGTTGTGGATATTACTGATGATCAGAAGATAGTTGAAATCAACAACATCTTCACAAGCGGATGGTATAGCTGTGACTTAGAAAAGATTATCGCGGCAGTAAAAAAAGAACTTGACGTTTTTAAAAAATAGAGTATATTAAGCCTATGCAAAAAGACATTGACATTCTTGAAGTGCTTCGTCATCATGACAAGCTTCCTGCGATACTTCGCAATATGGACAATGAAATTCGCACAATCTGGCAAATCATTGCCAGAGCGGAGGATGAAATTGATAAATTGCGGAAAGAAAACAAAGAACTCAAAAAACAATTGAAAAAGTTTGATGATTTTCAAAACGCTGTGATTGAAACAGCAGGAGGAGAAGATCAGGTGGAAGACTTCAAATTCTTTGCACCTGATATGAAAAATCCCGACGAGCTATTGAAAGCTGCAACACAAATGTTAAATGGAAAAGGTGAAGAACTAAGAGAGTGTTAAACAAAAAAATTTATGAAAAAAATATTAGCAACATCAGCAACGTGTGGACCATGCCAAATGATCAAAACACAAATCGAACAACTTGGCATCTCCGTAGAAACAAAAAACTACAGCGACTCTGCAAACATTCCATGGTTCAGAGAGAAAGGAGTTAGAAGTGTTCCATTGTTGATTATCGAAGACATTAACGGTAATGAAGTAGAACGTATTTCTGGCGCAGAACAAATCCTTAGCAAATTAAAAAATGATTAAAATCCTACTAGCACTATTGATGCTTAATTCTGTTAGTTTTGGCGTAGAATATGGCATAGCGTCTTTCTATTCTATTAAAACAAATGGCGGCACAAGAACTGCTAGTGGCGAGCGCTTGTGTAACAACAAATTCACTGTCGCTCATAGAACTCTTCCTTTAGGCTCTATGGTTAAAGTGACGAATCTTTCAAATGGTAAGCATGTTTATGCTAAAGTAACAGATCGGGGGCCTTACATTAAAGGTCGCATAGTTGATGTTTCTGATGTGTGTGCAGATGTTTTAAGATTTCGTCATAAAGGTTTGACAAAAGTAAAAATTGAAGTAATTAAAAAAACAAAAAAATGAAATACCAAATAAATATCAACGGCACTTGTTGCGAAAACAAATACTTTGCAGTATCTAAAGAAGCAAAAGAATTTTGGAAAGAAAAAGTAGACAGTTATGACTATGATCTTCTAAACGAATATGTTTGGGACGAAGCTGATCTTGATGAAATTCCTGAGTCTGCTAGATTCATGGATGACAATGATTTTGCTATGGAGTATACTGTGGTTGATTTGGACTTTTGTGAAGTGTGGCTCCAGAATATCGACAAACCAGAACAAGAGTCTGTTGTGTTTCTGATTGAAGACGAGAACATCGTAAAATTTGACGACGAAGAATTTGACAACGATGATTATTTAGTGATTTCCGAATTCATGAAAGGAACTATTTTTGGCGGCGAAATTGAATTGGCAGAGGGTGAAACCTTTGATGCCTCAAAACTTAAAATCTATTTGTCAGAAGATATTGATGGACTATCTATTTTGACAAGTGTATACTACGATGAAGAAGAGATTGAAAATACGGAGTTGTCTTTGATGGGAAAAGGTCGTTCTGTATATTTCGTGGCAAATAAATAAACAATAAAAATATGCGAAAACTAAGAATAGTCGAAAAACAATATAGTGACGGAACCACTCGATATGAAATCCAAACACGTTTACTTGGATTCCTGTGGTGGGTTAATGTAGCGGATGAAGATGCATTGACTCGCGACTTTCATAGCCTCGATAAAGCTAAAGCAGAGTTGCCTTATTATGCTGATCCAGAAATTTGGCCAAAAGAAACAGTCGTGTATCAAAACTTTGAAGATAAAAATTAAATAATAAAATGAAGAAACTATTATTATTACTATTAAGTGCAGCATGGTGTAGTGCTGCTACAATCACAACAAATATTGTGCATAGCAGTGTAAGTCTCGGACCAGATGGTCTGTATAGTTATAGTTACCAAATTCGACCGAGTGAAGTGGATCGTCGCGATCTTTCATACTTCGAGGTTTTTCATTGTGAAGAGGCTCGAATTATGAATCCTGAAGCGACACTTAATTTTAAACTAAATCAACAAGAGTATAGTGTGAAATGGGAAGATCTACCAAGCAACAATAACTCTCAAACAATTACCTTTTCGTTTAAGTCCTCTTATACTCCACATGAAAATGGTAGATTAGAGTTTAAGATTGCAAACAAAACATGGAGTCAAGGAAATGTCATTACCCCAGGATGTACTAGCATTCCCGAAACAAGCTCTACCTTATTGACTGCATTAGGATGCGTATTCTTGCTAAGGCGAAAACGATAATGACATTTTTAAAGATTTTTAAAGCTCTACTTGCAATGTTTTACTTGAATAATTTCCCGCTTAAAGAGCGGGAGATTGTTCACAACTATAGCACGAAGTCTGCAAAAGATTGTGAACTTATTATTGATCCAAAAGACGCTATCTATTTAGAAGCTCCTGATTTCATGAATAGACAGGATGCATTTGTTCTTCCTCCAACCTATGTCCCAACTCACGTCCCTACGTCAGACATATCCCCTGCGACAGCCAATTGTATCAAACAAAACATTAATCATTAAAGTCATTTCTGAAAAACTACACTTATTTCAAATAAACGAAAACGATTCTTTGGATTCTTTAGGAGCAGATAGTCTTGATATTTTAGAAATACAATTAACTCTTGAAAAATTTTTTGGAAATTCTGTTGACAATCTAATTTTGTCTGATACAGTCAATGACATCGAAAGCAAGGTATATGAACGAACTACAAACAAAGGTAATAACATGGCTGGAAAGTGCAGCCCAGAAGATTGGTGAATTTGCTAGCAAAGAAGTGCCGCCATTTATTCACGAATATTTGCAATGGAAATTCTTTGAAACATGCAGCAATGCAACAGTGCCGATTATCTTTTTGATTATTAGCTATTATGTGTTGCATAAAGGCATTAAGCTTGCGAAATCTAAAAAGGCTGACAGCGGCGAAGATGTAGCTTTAGTTATGACTGGTGTCATTGGAACTATACTTTCACTTATTGCTGTAGCGACCGTATCATTCACCTGTATCAAAACAGCTGCGCAAATTAAAATCGCGCCAAAAGTATACCTCATTGAACGAGCTTCTGAACTTATCAAAGAAAACAAATAACAAAATGGATATTATCACCGCAACAAATGGATGGGATGCACTAATCAGTTGCATGAGTTTAGTCTGTATGACAATTATGATTGTAGTTATTTTCGTAACCGCTCCATAAAAATATGAAAAGATTTTTTAGTATTTTAATCAGCTTGGTTTTGCATTACGCAGCTTTTGCAAAAGACATTTGGGTTTTTCAATTTATTTGTTATTTTTTGCTGTTGTCGCATTTTGCATTTTTAACCAATAAAAACATAAGATCCAAAATCAAGCTAGACACACCTTTGTGGTCTACGGTGCAAGTATTATTTTCGGCGCTGATTTTGTGGATCACATCTGGAAGTGTTTATTTTTATTTTTATTTGATTCACATACTTTGCAAATGGTACATACGAATCTCTAACTCATTAAACAACAATGAAAAACTGGATAATCAATAAATGGGACTGGTGGATTTACTTTAGAGCTTTGTCAACTCTTCGCCGAATGTCGAAAAAAAGTATTGGATTTACTTATTTGCTCGAACTTCATTTGCGAAAATACAATAAACCTATCGAAGATAACCCTCAGTTGAAATACGCAACAGAATCATTTTACGACTCACTAGAAAGCTACAATGAGTATTAACGAAGACTACAATATTACAACCGAAGACGTTTTGACATCTATCAAAAACATTGATGAAAAACTATCTATGGCAAAAAGTGCATGGGAAGACGCTCCCATCGACAAAAAGCAGAAATGGATGGAGCAAATCAACAAACTTTTGGATGACAGGCGTGATTTGATGGTGCTGCGAGATAAATATTGCAGCTGAAAACTACTAAAAAAAACTTACAATAAATTGCGGGATAGAGCAGTTGGTGGCTCGTTACGCTCATAACGTAAAGGTCGTGGATTCGAGTTCCACTCCCGCAACCAATTTTCAATTAGCTGTTGATCTAATGGGCGTTTAACGCCACTAGGGGCTAAGATTTCCTCTTGAGGGGAATATGTGGGTTCGAATCCCACACAGCTAATCCGCTTTAACAACAAAACAATATGCCTATCCCAACTCCCAAATCAAAAAAGCAATCAAAAAAAGAATTCATTAGCTCTTGTATGGGTGACAATACAATGAATACTGATTACCCCGACAACAAGCAGCGAGCAGCAATTTGCTATAGTCAGTGGGATGAAAAGAAAAGCAAAGCGTCTATTGTTGTTTCTAATGACAACGAAGATGAAATTATTTATGAGCCAGAAGATGAGTGAACTTATTTCAATGGATGGATACAATGACTGTATTGTGGGGATTGTCGAGCAATTTGGCAAATCCCCAGTTCTTTGCTACGATAAATCAAAAATCATTGCCAAGCTGATGAGCGATGGCATGTCTGAAGAAGAAGCAGAAGAGTTTTTTGATTACAATCAACTAGGAGCGTATGTCGGCGAGTTTACGCCATGTTTCATTACAAAACTCGGTGCAGAAGATGTGGAAATTTACTCTTCTATAGGAGCTATTTAATATGAAAGTGCAAGTGGATCTCAAAAACTTTGCGAAATTTGAAGAATATGCGCGAAAGTATTGTGAGAAACACGACAAAACTATTACACTAATTCCTCGAAAAACTGCATCACAAGATGGATTTCAAGATCTAAAATGCGCTGGTTTTTGCGATGGAGATGAAATGGTAGTAGCGTCAAAAAACCCAAACTTCCATACGGTATTTATTCACGAATTCGCTCATTTAACTCAAGCTGTAGAGCGCATTCCTATTTGGTATGAATACGGAGATATTTGGAGCGCTCTACAAAAAAATAAAGTATCAGTAGCTCATTGGGACGAATTTATAAAGGTAATCGCCGTAGAAAGAGACTGCGAAAGAAGAGCCATTAATTTGATTAAAAAATTTAATATAGCTGACCCCAAAAAATATGCACAAAACGCAAACATTTATTTATACTACTATCAATACGTATTTCTTACAAAGCATTGGTCTCGTAGAAAGAGTCTTTATGACTGCCCAGGTTTATATAAACTTGTTCCAAAATACCTGCTTTCTACCGATCATTTTAGCAGCATCAACATGGAAGTGATGACTTGCTTTTTTGATTACTATAAAAAGTGATTACTTTTTGATGAATTTTTCTGGATCGTCTTGGAATTTTTTACCGAGTTTGATTATACCATTGATAATCTCTGGGCTAATAACTCCAATAACACCATAGCAAATAGCTTTATAGAGCGACGAAATATCAGTCTGCTCTAAAATAAACCAAGCAATCGAAGAAGAGATCGCCGCTGCGGTGATCTTTTTTGCGTATTCTAAAACGCCAATCTTTTTTTGAGCCGACAGCAAGCGAGCAAGCATTGCCGCTGACCCAATAAGTGGAATGACCCATCCACCGTCTAAAAACTCCTTGATGATAGATTTATCAGGTTCCATTTGAAAGTTATTACACTAGTTTTTTTTTATTTAAAATTCTTTTTTAGCTCTTCGTGAAATTTAGCAAATTCCTTGGGGTTGAGGTCTCTTTTTCTGTTTGGAGCGATTGTTCTATGGTCAGTAACCATGTCAGGAGAGATACCCCATTTCTTCATAATAGGGATAATATACTCCAGTGCCGACTCGATAGCTTCTGGTTGCAAAGGCTCTGTGTAGGAGCTTCTCTCAAATGCTACGCCGATAGCCCAATTGTTGAGGCTGGTTTCGCCTTTGAACGAGCTTGTGCCAGCATGGTAAGCGCGATTGTCGTCGCGATTTGTGATTGTTCTGCGTCCATCGCGTGCAATAATGCAGTGGTAGCTCGCATAAAGTCTCTGTCCAGTGCTTGGATTGATAATTCTATTCGTCCAGTCAATTGATCCGCTATAATTACCCTCTGTATCGTGCATTACAATAGCTCTAGGCTTGATTTTGCGAGAGTTAGGGCCATTTGTTTGAGCAGACAAAGCTACGGTTTCTGGGTATTTATTTTTTTTAATCATAGAAAAAGGAGAATCTTTTGGTGTATTTGTGGAAACAGAAATGCTCGGAGCAGATTTACCCGCGCCAAGCACTTTCTTTATGAATGAAAGAAGATTTTTCACTTCTTATTTTACACTCTGTTTTTTTAAGTTTTTTGCATTTCTTTAAGAAATTCGTAAACCATTTTATCTCTATCTGTCGCCTTTCTTACGCGAAACTCTGTCTCGAATGAGTGAGAAGAGTAAACGGTTGTTTTGTGAAAAACCCAACTCTCGCCATTTTCTTCGACTTCTTGAATAGAATAAGACGGCTTCCAGTCGAATTTAGCACAAATATACTTCAAAGCTACTTCTCTCGCCTCAGAAAGAGATAGATCAACATTAATTGATTGTGTGACTCTTGCTGAAATCATGGCAGGTTAACTTCTAG